GTGTCGAGCAACCAGCCCCTGATCGTCATCGGGGACAGCACTACCCACGGCGGCCAGGTCATCACCGGCGATCTGAGCAGCACGGTCGGTGGTAAGGCCATGGTCCGCGAGGGCGACCTGACCTATTGCCCGAAATGCCGGGGCGCCTTTCACATCCTCCGGGGCAACGGCATCGTTTTCGACGGCGCAGGCAAGACCTACGCGCGGCATGGCGACCGAACCGCATGCGGCGCCCAACTGATCGCCACGCAATTCCAGACCATTGCGGCGCGTGTCGAGGACGGTGTGCCCGTTCCAGCGGACGCCATCGCAGAAGCGAAGGCCATCGCCGCACCGACAAGCTCGGGCGTGTGCCTTGAGTGCTTACTCAAGGCCGCGACGACAGGCTCCAGCACCGTCATACGGGGGTGAGATGGCCAGCGACGTGATAGCCCGCCTGGCGGGGCTGCGCACGCGCGTGCCGGCGCTGCGCCTGTACGCGTTGGTCGATGGTGCGCAATACCAGCTGCAGATCGGCCGGCCGATCCTGCCGCGGTCCTGCATGGCCTCGCTGTTCGAGGGCACGGCCGACGCGCCGTTGGCCCATGCCGGCCCCTGGCTGGTCGATGTCGAGCAGGCGGATAACGAGCTGGTGAGCGATCTGGGCCGCATGGAGACATGGGCGCCGGCGGTGTCCTGGCTGATCGCGCAGACGGATCTCCCCGGCCTGGCCGAGCTGCTGCGCCAGCAGCTCGACGTTCGCCTGCCTGACGGCCGCACCGCATTGCTTCGTTTCTGGGACCCGCGCGTGTTGGTCAGGTTGGTCGAAGTGCTGGACGGCGGCCAGCTGCAAGCGTTCTTCGCCCACCTGTACGAATGGCACATGCTGCGCGACGGCGAGCGTGTGTGGATCGGGAGAGACCATGCTGACGCTTAACGACGAGCAATGGCAGGCGCTACAGGCCTACGACGCTCGGCACTTCGTCATGGCCGTGCGCGACCAGTTCGTGACCGATCATCCCGCGGCGGCGGCGGAGCCCGGCGGCCAGGTCGTTCTGGATCGCATGCTGGCGGCCTACGACCACGCCGAACGCCTGGGCTTCACGTCTACGCCGCACGTCGTCTGGTTGCTGTACCTGGCGGCGGATGCCCCGGCCTGGATCTCGGACCCGGTAGTCGATGCGTTCCTGCGCGAGCGGCCCGGCACGCCCGAGCAGCGCTTGGACGACATGGCCGCCGTCATGCAACGCAAATTGGAAGGAGGTCTTTGATGGCGGGTGCAGCCGTCCCACTGATTGAGGCAGCCGCAGCGCGCGCCCTGGCGGCACTCGGCTTCGGCGCGGCGGCCGGCGCCACCGGCGAGGCCGCGCGCGACGCGATCCGCAAACGCAAGGAAGCGGCGGACAAGGCCAAAAGCTCGCCGGTCGCGCAGACCGACGCACAAACCAAGGCCCAGGCACGGAAGAAGTGCCCGGAGTGCCCGCCGGACAAAGGTGTGCCGTTCACGCGCACCTTTCCCAGGCGCCTGCCGTGGGTGGACTATCAGGCCCGTATCTGCGGCATGCCATCGGGGCCGAACCACATCATCGAATGGATGTTCAACGCAGTGCGGTTCGACGGCTTCACGTCGGGCGCGTGCCTGCTGAAAGAGGCCAAGGCCGGATACGACCAGTTTTTCGATGAGTGGGGCCGGCCGCTGCGCTGGTGGGCCTACAACGTCGAGGACATCATCGCGGAAATCGTGCGTCAGGACCTGGCCGCCAGCCCGAAGCCGCCTGTCCGGCTGGAATGGCACTGGCAGCAGGCGACCAGCTACCGCTATTTCTCCCGGATCCTGAGCGCCGCCGCGCCCAGCGTTCCGCACCACTACACCCCATGACAAAGCCACCGCTCAACGTCCAGTTCCGCGCGCAGTACAGGGCCGATCTGGCGCACCCGCAGACCTTGCATGACAACCTCAATGCGCTGTTCCAGCTGCGCGAGCGAATCGGCGGTCTGTCCCCGCACATGAAAAAATGGCTTCTCGGCGGCGCCAACATGGATGAAGCGCTGCAGTACGGCGCCTTCGAAGATGACGGTCCGGCGCCGGCCGCCGAAGCGGTCTTGCGCGAGCGTAACAAGGGGCGAGAGAAACCGCCGATCACCCGCACGATCGGCCTTTGGAACGGCGAGGAAGGCCTGGACGGCGCAACAATGGGGCTGGTCTACATTGAGGCGAACCGTCCGAGCATGGTGAACTTCGAGACGAGCAGCGCGGGGTTCCTGGCCTACGACCACGCCCTGGCGGCGTGTCGGGCGATGATCGACATCTGGCGCCCGCTGTTCGTGTCGGTCGGGCCGGACTTCTACGACCCCGTGTTCAAGGACCGTCCCGGTGTCGGCTGGATGCTGTATCTCCCCCAGGCGATCACCGTGCAGCAGGTGCCCGAGGCCGGCGCGCTGATGCCGGTGCTGGGCGACAAGAAACATCAGGCCGGCACGATCATTGTCAGCGTGACCGACGAGCCGTTTTGCGACCTGAACCCCGAGCACGTCAGGATCGCCAACAAGATCGAGGTGCGGCTGGCCGACCAGGGGCTGCTGCCGCGCTACGCCGACCTCTGACCGCCAGGCGCTGCGGCGGGCTGGTCGTGCCCGCCCAGCGCGTACGGCGCGAACCGCACCACCTCGTCACCGATCCAATCGTTGATTGCCAACAGGCGGTCCTGCAGGGGCTTCACCTCGTTGCGCGCGAACACCATCGCCGCCTTCTCCACGTCGCCGAATCCGCCGGTGTTGTTCGGAATGATGCCCATGAGCTGCGGCGGTACGCGGTGCGCGGCGAGCTGGTCGTCGCGCGTGACGTTCTTGATGTTCCAGAACTCGTCCTTCGCGGCCACCTCGGACACCGGTAGCAACTGGATCCCATCCTTCTTGCCATTGGGCGCGTACATGAACAGGTTGCGGAAATTGCCCGGCCCCTTGGCGCCCTTCATCGCCTCGCGCAGCGTGTCGACATCCTCTTGCTTCTGCGCGGCATCGGTCATGTACAGGATGAAGCCGGCGTGCGAGCCGTTCTTGTAATACCGTCGCCGGAACAGTGTGGCCGATTCGTTGAGCCACGTGGCGTTCAACGCGGACAGGTATTCCGGCAGGCCGTACACCTCCTGATTGATGTCCGGTTCCTGGAGGTGGAACACTGAGCCGGCGGCGAAGGTGTACGGCTGCTGCCAGTTCTGCACGAAAAAATAGGTGTTCAGGTCGAGCCCGCGCCGCACGTACTTGGCCAAGGGCGTATCCAGCCGGATCGTCCCGCCCAACACGTTGTCGCGGCGCTCCAGGTACGCATTGCCGAACACCTGCCAATCGAGCACCAGGCGCTCGAACGTTGCGCGCGAGAGCAGCGGGTGCGGGATGAACGTACTGACCAGGATGTTGCGCTTCACGTAGACAGCCGAGCTGTGGTGTGCGGCTGCGCGGAACGAGCGCGCCAGGCCATCCCACGGCAACGGCGGTTCATACCATTGGCCCATGCGCATGCACTCGACGTAATCGAGCAGCTCGCGTCGGTCCAGCACTTCGACGGGATCGCCGAAAGAGAACACCTCGGCCTGCGCGGCCCGGTCCGTGTGGCGCTCGGTCGGCGCGTCGGCGTTGGCGCTGCGCACGTGGGCGGATGCCGTGCGCGCGGCGCGGCGGGTCTTGTTGCGGCTCATGAAATCTCCAGGATGCTGGTATTGGTGGTGGTGACGCCTTCGAGCGGTTCGTGCGAAAGCGCATGCATGCAGGCCCACGCCAGGTCGGCGTGGCTGGTGTCCTCCGAACGGCCGGCCTGATAGGTGACGCGGCCGCCGGCGGCGGTGGTGGTTTTCTTGATGGACATGAACGACGCGGCAAAGTCCGTCCAGCCGGCGTCGAACTCCAGCCGGCCCTTGCTGATGACGTCGTGCGCCTTGAGCACCAGGGCGGTTTTCACGTCCACGGAATAGGTGAAGCCTTCGGCATCCGGACGGAACTTCTGCACCAGGCGGAACACCGCATCGCCGATGCCGGTCCGGTCGATGCCCACGTAGGCGACGTTGTAGCGCTCAGTGACGCGCCGGATAGCGCCTGCCTGTTCCTCGTAATCGATGCCGCGGAACTGGTGCCGCTCCAGCACGCGAAACTTGCCGCCCGTCACCAGCGGCGGGGCGACCACCACCAGCGCGGCGCTGTCGCCGCCGCCGCCGTTGGGGTCGTAGCCGACCCACACCGGCCGGTTGCCGAACGGCCGTGGCGCGAACGGCCGGAAGTCTTCCCATACCTCCCAGCTGTCCACCATCCCGCGCATGAGCATCGCGAGCGGAAACACCGACGCGTTGTCGTCGATGAATGCGCACATGAGCAGGTTGGCGAAATCGAGTTCGCTGTACTCCAGGCGCAGCTGGTCGAGATCGAACAAGTTGCAGCCGCCGCATAGCGCATCCTCCACCGTGACGATCTGGCGCCACTGGCCGTCCGCGCAGCGCATGCCGTTGCGCAGCGCGGCGTGGCTCAGGTCGATTCGGACCTGCCGGTCCTTCGCCTTGCCGCGGTTGAACAGCGCGCCGGACCAGAACGGATAGGCCTCATGCGACAAGCTGGACGGCGTGGAGAAATACGTCTGCCGCCAGTGCTTGTGGATCGCCATGCCGGAGGCGACCTTGCGCAGTTCCTGGAAGCGCGGCACCCAGAAGTACTCGTCGAAGTACAGGTTGCCGTGGTAGCTCTGCGCGGTGCGGGCGTTGGTCCCGAGGAAGTACAGCGTCGCCCCGTTTGGCAACACCATCGGGTCGCCCTTCAGCTCGACGCCGGCCGCATCCTTCGCGAATTGGACGATGTACTGCTTGAAGACGTGCGCCTGCGCCTTGCTGGCCGATAGAAAAATCTGGTTGCGGCCAGTGGTCAGCGCGTCGATGAACGCCTCGCGTGCGAAGTACCACGTCGCGCCGATCTGCCGGCTCTTGAGCAGGTTGCGGATGCGCTCGACCTGCCCAGCCTCATACCAGACGCGCTGGTAATCGAACATCGAGTCGCGGAAGGCCTTCAGGAGCTGCGTCTGTTCCTCAGGGCTGATCGCGTTGCGCTCGGGCTTGCTGCGCGGCCCCTTGTTGCGGTTCGCGACCTTCGGGTTCAGGTCGGTTTCGTTGCCGCTGGCCTCGTACCGGCGCACGCGCGCCATGCGCTCCATCTGTCGGCCGAGCAGGTCGATTTCCTTGTAGTCCCGGCCTTCCTTCACTTCTTTGGCGACGAGCTGCGCCATGCGCTCTTCGATGCTGGACGCCACGCGCTCCACCGCATCCGTCGCATCCCACCCATCGCGGCGCTTCCAGCTGTGCACCGTTACAGGCTTGACGCCCAGCATTTCGGCGATGCGCGCGACGCGGTAGCCCTGCCAGTACAGCGTGCGCGCGATGCGGCGCGGGTCCTTTTCGGGGTCGATCGATAGCGAGGTGAGAGGCGGAAGCGTAGTCATGCCGCAACGCTACCGGTCACGCGCGCGCGTGCCACGCGCGGCCTGTTGTGGCACGGGTTCTCACAACATCAATGCGTTGTCCGCGCGACGCCGCGCGCTGAAGATGGCAACACCACCGAACTACTGACCACAGAGGACACCATGGCCAAGGGCACCAAGTTCTACCGCATCGCCACCGAAGGCGCAACGAGCGACGGCCGCGTGATCGACCGCGAAACGCTGGTCGAGATTGCAACCAACTATGACCCCAAGGTCTACACCGCGCGCGTCAACCTGGAGCACATCCGAGGCTACGACCCGACCGGCCCGTTCAAGGCCTACGGCGATGTGACCGCACTGAAGACCGAAGAGCAGGACGGCAAGATGCGCCTGCTCGCGCAGATCGATCCCACGGACGACCTGGTCGCCATGACCAAGGCTCGCCAGAAAATCTTTGCCTCTATGGAGTTGAACCCGAGCTTCGCCGACACCGGTGAGGCCTACCTGATCGGCCTGGCCGTGACCGACAACCCGGCAAGCCTGGGATGCGAAGTCCTGCAGTTCAGTGCCAAGGCCCAAACCAACCCGCTCGCCGCACGCAAGCAGAACCCGGAAAACCTGTTCACCGAGGCCGTGGAGGTGTCGTTCGATTTCTCGCCCGAGGTGACGAACTACACGGCAACGACCGTACCCGCGAACTTCGCCGACAGCATCAAGCGCCTGTTCTCCAAGCAGCGCCGGTCGGACACCAACGCGGACGCCCGCTTCGCCGACGTGCAGGAGGCCGTGCAGACGGTCGCCCAGCAGGTGCAGGCCACCGGCGAACAGTTCAGTACCGCGCTCAAGGCCGTCACCGACCAACTGAGCGCCATGAACAGCCAAGGCGCGGAGCGCGACAAGCAGTTCAACGCCATGAAGGCCCAGTTGGAGAAGACCGACGCCTACGCCGCCCGCCCGCCGGCCACGGGCGGCGCCGGCGCCGGCGCACCCATCACGACCGATTGCTGACCCGGCCACCGGCCCGCAGCACACCAACCAGACCACACACCGGAGTCAACACAATGCGCAACGAAACCCGCCGCCTCTTCACGGCTTACAAGGACGCAATCGCCAAGCTCAACGGCGTGGCTCGCGTTGATGAGAAGTTCAGCGTCGCGCCGAGCGTCCAGCAGAAGCTGGAGACCAAGGTTCAGGAGTCGAGCGATTTCCTGACCCGCATCAACTTCTATGGCGTGCCCGAACAGGAAGCCGAAAAGATCGGCCTGGGCGTGTCGGGCCCGGTGGCAAGCAACACCGACACCACCCAGCAGGACCGGCAGACCTCCGACATTGCCACGCTGGACGGCCGCCGCTACCGGTGCGAGCAGACCAACTCCGACACGCACATCACCTACCAGAGGCTGGACGCCTGGGCCAAGTTCCCCGACTTCCAGACCCGGATCCGCGACGCCATCATCAAGCGCCAGGCGCTGGATCGCATCATGATCGGCTTCAACGGTGTCAGCCGAGCCGCCACGTCCAATCGGGTGGTCAACCCGATGCTCCAGGACGTGAACAAAGGCTGGCTGCAGAACCTGCGCGAACAGGCGCCGCAGCGCGTCATGGAGGAAGGCAAAAAAGCGGCCGGCAAGATCATCGTCGGCGCGGGTGGGGACTACGGCAACCTGGACGCCCTGGTGTTCGACGTCGTGAACCAGCTGGTCGAGCCGTGGTACGCCGAAGATCCGGAGCTGGTCGTGCTGTGTGGTCGCAACCTGCTGGCCGACAAGTACTTCCCGCTGGTGAACAAAGACCGCGACCCGGTCCAGCAGATCGCGGCCGACCTCATCATCAGCCAGAAGCGCATCGGCAACCTGCAGGCGGTGCGCGTGCCGTACTTCCCGGCGAATGGCCTGCTGGTGACGCGCCTGGACAACCTGTCCATCTACTACCAGGAGAACGCGCGCCGTCGCACGATCCTGGACAACGCGAAGCGCGATCGCATCGAGAACTACGAGTCGAGCAACGACGCGTACGTAATCGAAGACCTGGCGTGCGCAGCCATGGCCGAGAACATCGAACTGGCGGCGGCAGCATGACCAGCCCGGCCCGCAACCACTTCCTGCGCGTGACGGCCGCCTCGGCGGCCAAGGCCGCGCAGGCTTCCAACCCGCTGCGCTATGCCACCGGCCAGGAGCTGATGCTGGCGCAACTGGCCGAGCACAAGCGCCAGCTCAAGCAGGTGCAGTCCGTCGAGCGCAAGGCGGAGCTGAAGCGCAAGCTGCTGCCCGAGTACGCGGCCTGGGTCCGTGGCGTGCTGGAGGCCGACACGGGTGCGCAGGACGAGGTCTTCATGACGGTCATGGTGTGGTTGATCGATGTCGGCAACTTCGCCGATGCCCTGGAGCTGGCCACTTACGCGATCCGGCACAAGCTGGAGATGCCCGACCAGTATCAGCGCACCACGGCCTGCCTGATCGCCGAAGAGTTCGCCAACATGGCCCTGAAGGGGATTGAGGCCGGCGATCCGGTGGACGTGACCACGCTGCACGAGGTGGCCGAGCTGGTCGCGGCCGAGGACATGCCGGACGAGGTGCGCGCCAAGCTGCACAAGGCGATGGGCTACGCCTGCGCCGCATTGGCGGAGGTGGCCACCGGTCCGGAGGCCGTGTCCCGGCGCATGGACGCGCTAACGCATCTGCGCCGCGCTCTGGAGCTGCACGACAAGTGCGGCGTCAAGAAAGACATCGAGCGCATTGAGCGCGACATCAAGAACACAGCGAAGGCCGACGCGAAGGAGGGCGACGGCCGCAGCTGATACCGAGCGTGACCCCGCGCATCAGGCGGCACGGGGCGACCTTCCGGCGTGCCGCGAATCGTCACCCCGTCCACCGCCTCCCAGCTCATCAAGACCATGTCCTCATTCATCGCAGCAGCACCCGTACCGACGCCGGCGCAACCCGGTGGGCAGCCGATCGGCAACGACGGCTTTTTCCCGGACATCGACGTCGACCAGGCCTGCGCCGCCATGCGCCTGGACGGCACCGTCACGCCCGAACGTCTGCGCGCTGCGCTGGTCGACGCCGCGCTGTCCGTCAACGATGAACTGGCGGCATGGAAGGCGCAGCAGCTTGCCGCCGGATTCACGGAGCTGGGCGCAGTGCCGGGGCAGTGGATCGATGGCAGAAGCCGCCACGTGCACCGCTACCTGCGCGCGGTCCACTGCACGGCGGCGGCCTGGCTGATGGAGCGGTACCGGTCGTTCGACGCCACCGCCGCGGGGGACCGCAAGGCGGAGTCGGAGAACAGTGCGGTTGACGATCTGCGGCGCGACGCGCGCTGGGCAGTCAGCGACATCACCGGCGCTGCGCGCACCACCGTGGAGCTGATCTGATGCGCGTGCGGGCCATCCAGGGCGACACCATCGACGCCATCTGCCGGCGGGTGTACGGCCGCACGGCGAGCGTGACGGAAGCCGTGCTGGCCGCCAACCCCGGCATCGCCGACTTGGGTCCCATCCTGCCGCACGGGACCGAGCTGGTACTGCCCGACATTTCCCCGCAGCGGCAGGCCGCGCAGACGGTGCAGCTGTGGGACTGAACCCAAGGAATCCATATGGCTGAACCCATCGCAACCGGTACGTCCGCCGCCGCCGTTGCCGTCACCAGCGTAGGCGCGGTTTCCCTGCTGCCTGGCGTGGACCCGGGCACTGTGCTTGGCGCCTTCGCCGGCGCGGCCGTCTTCGCGCTCAATTCGGGCGAACTGACGGTCGCAAAGAAGCTGTCCTTCCTCGTGCTGTCGATCGTGGCGGGCGTCCTGTCGGCGCCGCTCGCCGCGTCCCTGATCGCCCGGGCGCTGCCCGCCAACACCGAAGTCAGCGAGGCCGTGGGCGCGCTGGTGGCCTCCACGGTGATGGTGCGGCTGCTGCTGGCGCTGATCCGCGCGGCCGACAACAGCGACAAGCTGTTGGCCGCCCTGCGGGGTGGCAGCAGCGACAACCGTGGAGGAAACCAACCGTGAATGCCCTGTTCATCGTGCAGGCGGTGCTGTGCGCGCTGATCGCGCTGCGCCTGCTGCTGTTCACGCGCGACGGCGCGGCGCACCGCCCGTGGGCGTCGCGGCTCGCCTACGCCCTGATCGTGCTGGCCGGCGCCGTGCCGATCGGCGTGCTGTTCGGCCGCTTCGATTGGGCGCTGATGGCGCAAAACGGCATCACGGCCGTCCTGTGCCTGGCGGTCTTTTCGGTGCGCGGTAACGTGGTGGAGCTGTTCCGCATGGGCGGCGGCGACACGTCCTGGCTCGTGCGCCTGCTGCGGAGGTCCGCATGACGATCCTGAAACCAGGCAGCACCGGCGCCGAGGTGCGCGAGCTGCAGCGTCTGTTGGCCGGCCGTGGTTTCTCTGCAGCTGACACCGGGGAATACGACGCGGCCACTGCCGCGGCCGTGCGCGCGGCGCAGGCCTGTTTCGACCTGGTCGTGGACGGTATCGCTGGCCCCAAGACCGTTCAGGCCCTGCGCGTGGGCGCCCGCCAGCCCGGGCACCTAACGGCGGCGGATCTGCAACGCGCGGCGGGTACGCTGGGCGTGCCCCTGGCGGCGGTGCGCGCGGTCAACGAGGTTGAGAGCCGGGGGAGCGGGTTCCTGCCGGACGGACGGCCCGTGATCCTATTCGAGCGGCACGTCATGTACCGGCAGTTGCGCGAGGCCGACCAGGATGCGGACGCGCTCGCGGCCCGGTATCCCAACATCGTCAACCCGAGCCGTGGCGGCTACGTGGGCAAGGCCGGGGAGCACATGCGGCTCGCCCAGGCCATCGCCATCGACCGCGATTGCGCCCTTGCGTCGGCGAGCTGGGGGCTGTTTCAAGTCATGGGATACCACTGGGAGCGGTTGGGGTATCCGAGCGTGCAGGCATTCGCGGACGCCATGCAAAGCGGCGAGGGAGCGCAGCTCGACGCCTTCGTGCGGTTCGTCACCAGTGACCCCGCCTTGCACAAGGCGCTCACGGGCGGGAAGTGGTCCGCCTTCGCCGCGCTCTACAACGGGCCAGCCTACAAGGACAACCTGTATGACGTGAAGCTGGCGCGCGCCTTCGCACGCTACCAGGCCGAAGAGCGGGAGGCCGCATGAACCGTGCGTTCGCTGTGCTGTGTGTTCTGGCGGCCGTCGCAGGCCTGGGCGTGTGGCTGGCGCACAGCTACGACGCCGCCATCGATCGCGCCGACACCGCCGAGAGGACCGCCGCCGATCTGCGTACACAGCTCAAGGGCGCCCAGGGCAGCACCGTCACCGTCACGCAGTACGTGGACCGCGTGCAAACGATCCGCCTCAAGGGCGACACCATCATCAAGGAGATTCCGCGTTATGTCCCGATCCAGGCTGATGCTTCCTGCGTTGTTCCTCGCGGCTTTGTGCGGCTGCACGACGCCGCCGCCGCCGGCGCAGTGCCAGATCCAGGTGCCGGCGATGCTGATGCGGCCCCCTCGGGCGTTGCGCTCTCTGCCGTCGCCGGCACCGTCGCCGACAACTACACCGACAGCCACGCCAACAGCGAGCAACTGACTGCCCTGCAGCAGCTGTTGCGCGACCAGGGCGTGACCGTTATCGGGGAGGGTGTCGCGCCATGATGAAGCTCACCAGCCTGCGCGACGCGCTCACGGGCGGCGTGCCGCACCTGGCCGCCAATCCCGACGCGCTACACGTGTTCGTGGACGAGGGGCGCGTGGTCGGCACCGGTGCACGCTCGCTGTCGTTCGAGTACCAGTACACGCTCACGCTGATCGTGACCGACTACCCGGACAGCTCGGACACCATCGTCGTCCCGGTCCTGGCCTGGTTGCGGACGAACCAACCCGACCTGTTCGCCAACGACGAGCGGCGCCGCGACGGGTTCCGCTTCGAGGCTGAAATCCTGAACCACTGCACGGTCGATCTGTCGATCAAGCTGCAATTGACCGAGCGCGTAACCGTGAAGCCAGCCGGCGGCGGCTACCAGGTCGAGCATCACCCGGAGCCGGTCAACGATGCCGACGACCCGGCGAGCTGGAGGCCGAATTGAGCGAGTCCCACGAGCTGGAGGCCTGGCTGGCCGGGATGCTGACCAAGCTGGACGCACCGGCCCGCCGGACGCTGGCGCGCGCTGTGGCCGTCGAGCTACGCCGGCGCCAGGCTGCCCGCATCGCCGAGCAGCGCAATCCGGACGGCAGCCCCTACGTACCGCGCAAGCCGCAGCTGCGTCACCGCGCCGGCCGCATCCGGCGGGCGATGTTCATGCGGCTTCGGCTGGCGCGCTACATGAAAACCGAGGTCGACGCCAACACTGCAGTGGTGACCTTCGCGGGCAACGCGCAGCGCATCGCCACGGTTCACCAATTCGGCCTGCGGGATCGCGTAAACAAGGCTGGCCTGACCGCGCAATACCCGGTGCGGGAGCTACTGGGATTGGATTCAGAGGGCGTGGAGCGCATCACGGATATTCTTCTCCAGCATCTGGCAGCCTAGCGCGGCTAGGGATGGTGTTCAGAACTCATTCCGTCGAACTGAGTCATCAAAGCGGAGCGGATGCGTAACAGACGATGCGAAGCCTGACGCGAACGGAACGCTACGCGCAGCATGGAGAGGCCGATTCCCGCCCGCTCGGGGCGGTGTTCCTTCATGCGCGGGCCTCACGCATCAGTCGTCCGCGCATCATCCATAGATTGCTCAGGGCAAACAACGTATGTAACTGCTGCGTGTTCTTCACCAAGCCTCGATAGCGCACCTTCAAATGCCCGAACTGGCGCTTGATGACCCGGAACGGATGTTCTACGCGAGCACGAATGCGCGCCTTGACCCGCTCCAACTCATCGACGAGCGCACCCGACACGGTGTTCTTGTCCAAGGCGCGGCGTTTGCTCGGTCGCAATGCCACATGCCAACGCACCTTCAACTTCTGCACCTCTTCGCGCTTGTCGATGCCCTGGTAGCCGGCATCGCCGAACACGTCGGCCTCCTTGCCATGCACCAATGCGTGCGCTTGCGTCACGTCGTTGACGTTGGCGGCCGTGCCCACTACGGTGTGCACCAGCCCCGAGTCCGCATCCACACCAATGTGCGCTTTCATGCCGAAATGCCACTGGTTACCTTTCTTGGTCTGGTGCATCTCTGGGTCACGCTTGCCGCTGCCATTCTTGGTCGAACTGGGCGCGGCAATCAGCGAGGCGTCGACCACCGTGCCCTCTTTGAGCAGGTAGCCCTTCGCACTGAGTTGCGCGTTGACGGTCTGCAGAAATTGCTCGGCTAACTGGTGTCGCTCCAGCAAGTGCCGAAAGCGCAGAATGCTGACCCGGTCCGGCAGTCGGCTTATGCCTCCCAGCCCCGCGAATTGCCGATACAACGGCACGTCGTACAGCGCCTCTTCCATCGCCACGTCCGTCAGCCCGAACCATTGCTGCAGAAAGTGGATGCGCAGCATCGTTTCGACTGGAAACGGCTTCCGACCCGTCGCCTTGACCGGCGCATGCGGCGCTATCAACGCCAAAAACGCCTGCCACGGCACCACACGTTCCATCTCATCCAGAAATACCTGCTTGCGCGTGCGTCGGTTGCTCAGGTCCAGGCCAAGGTCGCTTTGTTTCATGGGTTCATCCAGCGTTGCGAACCTTCCTTCGACTGCCCGCGCTTGCGGGAGTTTTGAACACTATCCCTAGAACTCTGGCAAATTATCCAAGTTATCGATGAGCTTGTTGTCCGCAACGGTTTTTAGATATTCATTTCCGTTGATCGGAACAACAAAGACTTGTTTTCCTTGATTCCATTTGTCCTCACCATTCTTGTATATGGTGACAAAAGTTGTTCCACTCTTTATTGCTGCGACGACCTGCTGCCTATCGTAGTCCTGGAACGAACCAATACTTTCTCCCTTGTCTTGGGCAAGGCGCAGCCGGTTGATATGGGCGCGATTGGGATTGAATTGCACAGCAGCGATAAGATAATCTGCCCACTTTGGCATACCACCCCCTCTATGACTTGATTTTAACCAATTGATTTAGCGGAATCGCACGAAAAATCACCTTCTGCCATGCGCTCGGCCTGCACATTATTTGTATAGGCAAGAAGATTTTATTTCAAGGAAATAATGTGGCTTGGACTCCCATGTATACCCTTAGGAAACAAAGCCTAAGCGTTGTGTTGTAGTGCGAACCGGTACAACAAACGTGACGTGACCACTTCCCGCACGCACGGCACTCTGCGGCCATGGACACCGCAGACCTCGCCCGCCTCCTCGAAAACCTCCTGCGCCTCGGCACCATCGCCGAGGTTCGGCACACCAAGCCGCCGGCCGTGCGCGTACGCACCGGTGGCATCACCACCACCTGGCGCCCGTGGGCCGAGTGCCGCGCCGGCCGGACGCGCACCTGGAACCCGCCGACCGTGGGCGAGCAGGTGCTGCTGTTCTGCCCCAGCGGCGACCCGGCCAACGCCGTCATCCTGTGCGGCATCCCGACCGACGACAACGACGTTCCGAGCAACGACCCCAACCTGACTGTCACGCTGTACCCGGATGGCGCGCTCACCAGCTACGACCACACCGCCGGCCTGCTGAGCGTGCAGGGCGTCAAGACGGTGTTCCTGGAAGCCGCCGCGAACGTGCTGGTGAAGGCGCCGGACACCGTTTTCGATGGCAATGTCACGGTCAAAGGCCGGTTCGCGTACGAGAACGGCATCGCCGGCCATGGCGGCGAGAACGGCAACAAGATCACCGGCAGCCTGACGCACGAGGGCGGCCAGCTTTCGTCCAACGGCGTCGTGCTGGACAAGCACGACCACGGCGGCGTGCAGCGCGGCGGCGACTGGACGGAGGGCACGCGGTGACCGGCATGAACAACGCCACCGGGCGCGCGCTTGCCGACCAGCCGCATGTGGTGCAGTCGGTGCGCGACATCCTCTCCACGCCGATCGGCTCACGCGTGATGCGCCGCGACTACGGCAGCCAGGTCCCCGAGCTGATCGACCAGCCGCTGAACCCGGCAACCCGCCTGCGCACCATGTCCGCCGCCGTGTCGGCGCTGGTGCGCTGGGAGCCGCGCATCCGCATTGCCTCGGTGCGGTTCTGGATCGACGCGGACGGCCAGCCCGTGATCGACATCGAGGCCGACCGCGTGGACGGCCCGCGCCGTGAAGCGGCGGGCACGCTGTCCGTGCCCCTGCGGAGCTGACCATGGCCATCATCGACCTGTCGCAGTTGCCGGCGCCGGCCGTGGTCGAAACGCTCGACTACGAAGCCATCCTGGCCGAGCGGAAAGACTACTTTGTGTCGCTGCACCCGGCCGACCAGCGGGACGCCGCGCGCGCCACGCTGGAGCTGGAATCCGAGCCGATCACCAAGCTCTTGCAGGAGAACGCCTACCGCGAGCTGGTGTGGCGCCAGCGTGTGAACGACGCGGCGCGCGGGGTCATGCTGGCCTTCGCCGAAGGGGAAGACCTGGAGCAGATCGCGGCGAACTTCAACGTGCAGCGCTTGACCATCACGCCGGCTGACGACACCACCGTGCCGCCGACGCCTGCCGTGATGGAGGGCGACGACTCGCTGCGCGAGCGCACACAGGAAGCGTTTGAAGGGCTGTCCGTCGCTGGCCCGACCAAGGCCTACGAGCAGTTCGCGCGCTCGGCTGACGGCCGGGTGGCGGACGCACGCGCGATCAGCCCGGCCGGCGCGGAGGTGGTGGTCTCGGTACTGTCGCACATGGGCGACGGCACCGCCGACGAGAGCCTGCTGAACGCCGTGCGCGCCGCGCTGAGCGATGACGACACCCGGCCGCTCGGCGACCGCCTGACGGTGCAATCCGTCACCGTCGTCCCGTACCGCATCCGTGCCACGCTGTACCTGGCATCGGGACCGGCGGCCGAGCCGATCCTGGACGCGGCTGGAAAGCGGGCCGACACCTACCGCACCACGCGGCGGCGCATCGGTCGCGACATCAACCGCTCGGCGATCACGGCGGCGCTGCATGTGGAGGGCGTGGAAAAGCTGGTGCTGCACGAACCGGCCGAAGACATCGCGCTCGATCTGACGCAGGCGGGCTACTGCACCGGCGTGGATATCGTCAACGGGGGCACCAGTGAGTAGCGCAACCCTGCTGCCGCCGAACGCGACGCCGCTGGAGCGCCGCGCCGCCCAGGCGGGCGGGCGCATCGAGCGCGTGCCGGTGCCGCTGCGCGACCTGTGGAACCCGGCCACCTGCCCGGCCGAGCTGTTGCCCTTCCTGGCCTGGTCGTTTTCTGTGGACCGCTGGAACCCGGCCTGGCCGCTCGCCACCAAGCGCGCCGTGACGGCTGCCGCGTATTTCGTGCACCGCAAGAAGGGCACGATCGGCGCGCTTCGCCGCGCGGTGGAGCCGCTGGGCTTCCTCATTCGCGTGATCGAGTGGTGGCAGACCAACCCGCCCGGCCCGCGCGGGTCGTTCCGGCTGGAGGTTGGTGTCCTGCAAACCGGCATCGACGAGGCCATGTACGCCGAGCTGGAACGGCTCATCGATGACGCGAAACCCTGTTCCCGGCCCATGCTCGGCCTCCAGATCAGCATCGAGGCGCGCGGCACCCAGGCCACCAGCGCCGCCGCTTACCTGGGCGACGTGCTGACCGTCTACCCCTACTCGCCGCCCGACATCGTTGTGAGCGGTACCGCGCCTCTTTCCGGCGCTTCCCACGACATCGACACCCTGACCGTCTCTCAGTAGAACGCCATGCCCCAGACCTTCTTTATCGTTCCGACCGCAGCCGGCGAGGCCCGCGACGCCAACGCCAAGGCGCTCGGCCAGGCGCGCAAGTACACACACATCGCCGTGGGTGATGGCGGCGGCGCGCTGCCGACGCCCGACCGTGACCGCGCCGCGCTGGTCAACGAGCGCTACCGCGCCCAGATCAACGCGATCTGGCAGGACCAGGCCAACCCCGGGCAGTTCGTGGCCGAGCTGGTGATCCCGGAGACCATAGGCGGCTGGTGGATTCGTGAGTTGGGTCTCATCGATGCGGACGGCACGCTCGCCTACTACGGCAATTGCCCGGAGACCTACAAGCCGCAGCTGGCCGAAGGGTCCGGCCGTACGCAGTCCGTGCGCATGGTGGTGCTGTCCGCCTCGGGCGCCGCTGTCGAGCTGAAGATCGATCCGGCGATCGTGCTGGCGACGCGGCAGTACGTCGACACCACCATCGCCGCCGAGCTGGCGAAGCTGGACGGCAAGCCATCGGTGCGCGTTGCCACCACCGCCAACCTGGCCGCGCTCTCCGGGCTGCTGACCATCGACGGCGTGACGCTCGCCGCCGGCGACCGGGTGCTGGTCAAGGACCAGAACGCGGGCAAGGACAACGGCATCTACGTTGCGGCGGCCGGCGCCTGGGCGCGTGCGGCCGATGCCGACGCGGCGCTGGAGGTGACCCCCGGCATGCTGGTGCCAGTCGAGGCGGGGGCGGCCAACGGCGATTCCCTGTGGCAGCTCGCCACCGACGCGCCGATCACGATTGGCACCACGGCGCTCGCCTTCGAGCTGGTGAGCGGCAAGACGGGCGTGGCGGCCGGCACGTATCGCAGCGTCACCGTGAACAGCCGCGGCCAGGTCACCGGCGGCACCAATCCCACCACGCTCTCTGGGTATGGCATCACGGATGCCGTCACGGCCGCGCAGGGGCTGGCCGCCGGCATCGGCGCCGACCTGGCGACCAGCAATAAGGCCGTGGGCGACCTCAATGCGCTGGTGACCCCGGGCGAGTACTACTACACCAGCGATAGCGCCAATGCGCCGAGCAGCCACGGCGTGCTCAAGGTATGGCGGGAGAGTGCGACGATGGTTTTCCAGATCGTCCACTCGTCGGACAACGAGGTGTTCACGCGCTACCGCGCCAGCAGCGGCACGTGGACCGCCTGGCGGCAGCTGGTGGGCCAGGCGGGGTTGATCGGGTATTTCGCGCGCTCCACCGCCCCGAACGGATGGCTCAAGGCCAACGGCGCGGCGGTCAGTCGTACGACCTACGCGGCGCTGTATGCCGAGATTGGCACCACGTTCGGCGCGGGCGATGGCGCCGCCACGTTCAACCTGCCGGACCTGCGCGGCGAATTCCTGCGCGGCTGGGATGACGGGCGCGGCGTGGATACCGGCCGGGGCTTCGGCACGTGGCAGTCCGGCTCCCCGGTCGTGCATGACGACGTGGGCGGCACCGCCAGTTTCAACATCACGGCGCTGGGCGACGGTACCAACGTGGCTTGGTCGAACATCGCCGATCCCTGGGTCGGCGCCTTTCCGCTCACGATGTACGACTCCTCGGCCGCAACCTTCGTTGACGCCAACAACAAGGGTTTCATCAACATGGCCCGCCCGCGCAACGTCGCGTTCCTCCCCTGCATCAAATACTGACCGATCGACGCCATGACCGACACCGTCTACCACTACCACCCCACCACCGGCGAATACGCAGGCCGCTCGCCGGCGGACCACTCGCCGCTCGAACCGGGCGTCGTGCTCATCCCCGCCCACGCCACCGACCAGGTGCCGCCCGAGGCCGGCCCGCACGAGGTGGCCGTCTTCCGCGACGGCAACTGGAGCGTCGCAGCCGACTGGCGTGGCGTTGCCCTGTTCTCCAAGGCGGACGGCTCTGCCGTCACCATCGCCGAGATTGGCACGACGCCGGCGGACGTGACCGCCACAGAAACCGCGCGGCCCAGCGCTGCACACGTCTGGAATGAAGGGAGGTGGATCGAGGACGCCCAGCTGAAGGCCTCGCAGCTGGTGGCGCTGAGGCTGCGCCTGTGCGACCAGCTCGACGCCGCGGCCGATGCGGTCCGCCTGGCGGTGGTCGGCGATCCGCTGCGCGTGGTCGAATACCAGCGCGCCGCCGACGAGGCGCAGGCGTACCAGGCCGCCGGCTACGTGGGCGATGCTCCGCCATCGGTGCAGAGTGCCGCCGACGCCAAGGGCTCGACCGCCCGGGAGGCTGCCGACGAGATCCTGGCGATGCATGCCGCGTGGAATGCTGCCCTGTACGGCATTCGGTCGCTTCGTCTCGCGGGCAAAGTGCGCATCCGCAACGCGGTATCGGAGGACGCCACACGCACGGCCGCCGACCAGGCGATCGCCGGCGTGCGCGGCGTCTTGGCGGGCATGAGCGGGGGACAAGCATGAGCAGCGTCCAGCTACTTTTCACCACCACCAACGGCCCCCTGAGCTGGGCGATTCGCGTGTGTACCTGGTCGGCGTGGAGCCATGTGGCCTTGGTGGCCGGCGACCAGGTCATCGAATCGATGCCCGGGCACGGCGTGCGCCGCGTGCCGCTGGCCGGGGCCATCCAGTGCGCGGACCGGTACGAGCTGGCGACGATGCCGGCGCGCGACCCGGCGCGGATCATCGAGGCGGCGGCCAGCCAGATCGGCAAGCCCTACGACTACGAGGCCATCTGCGGCCTTGGCCTGCACCGCGACTGGCAGCAGGCCGATGCGTGGTTCTGTAGCGAACTGCTGGCCTGGTCATTCCACCAGGCGGGCGAGCCGCTGTTCCGCGCGGACTGTGTGCGGCGCGTGACACCGCAACACTTGTGGATGCTCGCGCCGCTCAATCAGCAGGCCTCGGCCAACGTCTTGTTGTAGCGCGCGCCGCCACAACAGCACGCGCGCGACTTCCTCGCGCGTGCGCAGCATCCTCCATGGACGTCCCTACACACCGTCGGACACTCCTGGAGGACTGCATGCCAACCGACTACCACCACGGCGTGCGCGTCGTTGAACTCAACGACGGCACACGCCCCATCCGCACCATCGAGACCGCCGTGGCCGGCATCGTCTGCACCGCCGACGATGCCGATGCGGTTGCGTTCCCGCTCGACACGCCCGTCCTGCTGACCAACCCGCAGGCCTACATCGGCAAGGCCGGCGACAAAGGCACGCTCGCCCGCACGCTCGACGCCATCACCGACCAGACCAACCCGCTCACGGTCGTGGTGCGCGTCGCCGGTGGCGCTTCCGAAGCCGAGACCACCTCCAACCTGATCGGCACCACCACGATGGCCGGTCGGCACACCGGCCTGAAGGCGTTGCTGTCCGCCCGCAACCGCTTCGGCGTCACGCCGCGCATCCTGGCCGTCCCGGGGCTCGACAGCCTGCCCGTGGCGGCCGAGCTGGCAACCATCGCCCAGAAGCTGCGCGCTTTCGCCTACCTGTCGGCGTACGGCTGCCAGACCAAGGAAGAGGCCGTCGCCTATCGCAGCAACTTCGGCCAGCGCGAAGCGATGGTGATCTGGCCGGATTTCGTCGGCTGGGATACCGCCGCCAATGCCGAGGCCACCCTGTGGGCCACGGCCCGCGCGGTCGGCATGCGCGCCAAGATCGACAACGACACCGGCTGGCACAAGACGCTTTCCAACGTGGCTGTGGGTGGCGTGACTGGCCTGTCGCGCGACGTTTTCTGGGACCTCCAGGACCCGGCGACCGACGCGGGCTACCTGAACGCCAACGAGGTGACCACGCTGGTTCACCGCGACGGCTTCCGCTTCTGGGGCTCCCGCACGTGCAGCGCGGATCCGCTGTTCGCCTTCGAGAACTACACGCGCACCGCGCAGGTGCTGGCCGACACCATGGCGGAAGCCCACATGTGGGCAAACGATCTGCCGATGACGCCAACGCTGGTGCGCGATCTGTTGGAGGGCATCAACGCCAAGCTGCGCATGCTGACTCGCAACGGCTACCTGTTGGGCGGCGCCGCGTGGTTCGACCCGGAAGCCAACACCAAGGACACGCTGAAGGCCGGCCAGCTCGCCATCGACTACGACTACACGCCCGTCCCGCCGCTGGAAAACCTCACGTTCCGCCAGCGCATCACCGACCGCTACCTGATGCAGTTCGCCGAAGCCGTCAAGGCGGCTTGAGCTGTGTCCCACCACCTGACCAGGAATCACTATGGCCCTGCCACGCATCCTCAAACACTTCAACGTATTCGCGGACGGTGTGGTCCACACCGGCGAATGCGAAGAAATCAACCTGCCCAAGCTCGCGCGCAAGCTGGAGGAATACCGCGCCGGCGGCATGAACGGCGCCATCCAGATCGATATGGGCAACGAGAAGCTGGAGCTGGAAACCACCTACGGCGGCCCGATGCGCGAAATCCTCAAGCAGTACGGCACCACCGCCGTCGATGGCGCCATGATCCGCTTCGCCGGCGCCTACCAGCACGAGGACACCAAGGAAGTCGATGCGGTGGAGATCGTCGTGCGCGGCCGGCATACCGAAATTGATTTCGGCACCGCCAAGGCCGGCGCCAAAGCACCGTTCAAGGTCAAGTCCTCGCTGACCTACTACAAGATGACCGTCAACAGCGAAGTCTGGTGCGAGCTGGATTTCGTGAACTTCGTCGAAGTCGTTTTCGGCGAGGACCGCCTGGCCGCGCAGCGCCGTGCGATCGGCCTGTAACCCGGGCGTCGCCCACCTCGCCCGGGCGGGCTCACCTGCGCGGGCATGCCTCAACTCTTCATCGCTTTGACCACCATGGAAAAAAAAACCGCAACCATCACCCTGGACACCCCGATCACGCGCGGGGAACAGACGATCGGCACGATCACCGTGCGCAAGCCCGGCGCCGGCGAGCTGCGCGGCGTGAGCCTGATGGATCTGATGCGCATGGACGTGACTGCCCTGCACACGGTTCTGCCGCGCATCACCACGCCGACGCTGACCACCGCCGACGTGAGCAAGCTGGATCCGGCCGACCTGACCCAACTGGCCGTCGAGGTGACCGGTTTTTTGCTGACGAAGGCTCAGCAGCAGGACACCTTCCCGACCGAGTCGAAGACGCCGCCGCAGACATCGGCGTGATCTTCTCCTTCCGCCTGGACGAGCTGTACGCCATGGGTATCGTTGAGCTGATGGAGTGGCGCGAACGCGCGCGCGAACGCAGCGGGGCCGAGGAATGAGCGACGCCCGCCGCCTGCGCCTGGAGGTGGTGCTGGCCGCCGTGGACAAAGCCACGCGGCCGCTGCGCAACCTGATGAACGCCAACAACGACCTGGCCCGGGCCGTGAAGGCCACGCGCGCGCAGCTCAAGGACCTGGAGCGCACGCAGACCGGCATCGACAGCTTCCGCAAGCTGTCGCGGGACGCGGCCATCACCGGCAACCAACTGAAGGCGGTGCGCGGGCGGGCGGACGAGCTGGCCCGCCAGCTCAAGGAAACCCGGGAACCATCCGCCGCGCTGACCAAGGCCTTCGAGGCCGCCAAGCGTGAAGCGCAGGCGCTCAAGGTGCGGCAATCGGAGCTGGCCGAAAAGCTGCACCAGGTGCGCGGGCGGCTGGCGGACGCCGGTATCGGCACGCAGAACCTGGCGCAGCACCAGCGCGCGCTGCGCAGCCGCATCGCCAGCACCAACGAACAGCTGGAGGCGCAGACCCAGCGCATGGCGGCCGTGACCGCGCAGCAGCGCCGCATGGCTACCGCGCAGCAGGCGGCGGACAAGGTGCGCGCGCGCGCCGGGAGCGTGGCCGCCGCCGGCGCGGGCGCCACCGCGGCCGGCATGGCTGCCGGTGCCCCGTTGCTCAAGGGCCTCGGGGAAGCCAAGCACTACGACCTGGAGAAGCTTCGCATTGGGGCGCTGGGCTTGGGCGACCAGTCCACCCAGGAAGCGCTGGCGTTCGCGCAGCAGATGAAGGCCTACGGCGTCAGCCAGGTTGAGAAAGCGGAGCTGATGCGCGACGCCATGAGCGTGTTCGCGGACACGCATCACGCCGAAATGGTGATGCCGACGCTCGCCAAGATGAAGTTCGCCAACGCCGCCGTGTTCGGCCAGGCCGAGGGCGCGGAGAACGAGCGCAAGTTTGTGGACATGCTCAAGGTGATTGAGCTGCGTGGCGGCCTGGCGAGCGAAGCCGAGTTCAAGAAGCAGGCCGACATGGTGCAGAAGGTCATCACGGCGACCGGCGGGCGCGTGCAGGCTGACGAATGGCTCAACGTCATCAAGACCGGTGGCCTCGCCGCGAAGGGCGCCGACGACAAGGCGTTCTACTACACGCTGGAACCGCTGGTGCAGGAGATGGGCGGCAACCGCGTGGGGACGGCCATGATGAGCGCCTATCAGAACCTGTACCAAGGCAAGACGACGAAGCGCGCGCTGCACAACCTGGACAACTTCGGCCTGATCGCCGACCGCAGCAAGGTCAAGGAGGACAAGGCCGGGCAGGTGTCGTTCATGGACCCGGGTGCGCTCAAGGGCGCGGACCTGTTCCGCCAGAACCAGTTCGCGTGGCTGGAGAAGGTGCTGCTGCCGACGCTGGCCGCCAAGGGCATCACCGACCGCAAGCAGGTCGAGGACGCCATCGGCAGCATCTTCTCCAATCGCACGGCGGCGGGCCTCTTCGCGCAGATGTACCTGCAGCGCCAGCAGATCCACAAGAACATGCGGCTGAATGAAGGTGCTGCTGGCATCGATCAGCTCGAAGCCAGGGCAAAGGGCACTGCCCAAGGCCAGGAGCTGGACACGCTGGCGAAGGTGCACGACCTGGAGAAGGCGCTGGGCGAAAAGGTGTTGCCGCTCTACGCGCGCGGCCTGGAGCTGGTCGGCAAGGCCGCCGAGGGCGTCACCTCGTTCATGGAGAACCACCCAACGCTGGCCAAGGCCGCCGCCATCGCGGTCGGCGCGCTGGCGGCTTCCCTGCTGGTGCTGGGGCCGATCATGCTGGCCGTGGCGTCCGTGCTGGGTCCCTACGCCATGCTGCACATCTTGTGCGCCAGGCTGGGCGTTACGGGCGGCGTGCTGTCGGGCGTGTTGCGTGGTCTGGCGGGTGCCTTCAGCGTAGTCATGCGCGCCGTGGCGGTGCTGGGCCGGGTGCTGCTGATGAACCCGATTGGCCTGCTGGTGACGGCAATTGCGGTCGCGGCCTACCTGATCTACCGGTACTGGGAGCCGATCAGCGCCTTCTTCTCGGGGCTGTGGCAGCAGGTGAAGACGGCGTTCGACGGCGGCATCGCCGGCGTGTCCGCGCTGATCCTGAACTGGTCGCCGGCGGGCCTGTTCTACGCCGCGCTCGCGCCGGTGTTGCAGTGGTTCGGGTTCGACGTGCCGGCCAAGTTCACCGAGTTCGGCGCCAACATCGTGCAGGGCCTGGCCAACGGCATCCGCAGCGCCATAGGCTGGGTCACGGATGCCGTGGGCAGCGTGGCAAGCGGTGCGATCGCGGCCTTCAAGAGCCTGCTGGGCATCCATTCGCCGTCCCGCGTCTTTGCCGAGCTGGGCGGGTTCACCATGGCCGGCCTCGGCGAAGGCCTCACGCGCGGCCAGGAGGGGCCGCTGCAGGCCGTTCAGCGGGTGGCCGCCAGGATGACCGGTATCGGCGCTGGCATCGCCATCGGTGCGGCGCCGGCCATCGCGTCGCCGGTGCGCTTCGACACCCGGCCGCCGCTGGCGGCCAGCTCGGTCGCTGGCACCGCGGCGCCGGCTGCCGCCGCACCCATCACCATCGTCATCAACCCGCCGGCGGGTAGCGATGAACGGCTGATTGCGCGGCTGGTGGAAGACCGGTTGCGCCAGATCGAGAACCAACGCGCGGCGCGTGGGCGCTCGCGCCTCACCGATACGGATTGACCATGATGATGGCACTCGGGCTGTTCGTGTTCAGCCTGGACACGGCCCCCTACCAAGAGTTTCAACGCCAGGTCGGCTGGCGGCACCCGTCGAACAACCGGGTCGGCCGGCGGCCGGCCCGCCAGTTCACCGGGCAGGACGACGAGACGATCACGCTGTCCGGCAAGCTGCTGCCGGAACTCACCGGCGGCGAGTGGACGCTGGCCGCGCTGGAGACCATGGCGAACACCGGCGATGCGTACACGCTGATTGAGGGCACCGGCCACTACTACGGGCAGTTCGTCATTGAGAATTTGGACATCAAACGTACCTACTTCTTCCAGGACGGCGCGGCGCGCTCGGTCGATTTCACAATCAAGCTGACGCGCGTCGATGATGACCTGCTGTCCAAGGTCGTGACCACTGTGACGAAGGCCCTGTCGTGACGGCCGCGATGCTCACCAGCGATACCGAGCCGAAGCCCATCTACCGGCTGAAGGTCGGCGACAAGGACATCACCGGCCGCTTCCAAGACCGATTGATTGGGCTGACGCTTACCGACAACCCGGGCTTCGAGGCGGATCAGCTCGACATCGAGCTGGACGACAGCGACGGCTTGCTGGAGCTGCCGGCGAAAGGCGTGCGCCTGGCGCTGTCGATCGGCTGGGCGGATACCGGCGTGGTAAGCAAAGGCACGTTCAAGGTGGACGAGCTGGAGCACACCGGCCCGCCGGATCGCCTCACGATCCGCGCGCGTAGTGTGGAGCTGGACGGCGGCCTCACCACCAGGCGGGACAACTCCTACGCCGGCAAGACCGTCGGCGCCATCGTGCAGGCGATCGCCACCCGCAACAAGCTCAAGTCCATGGTTGGCAAGAAGCTGGCCGGCCAGGTCATCGCCCATGTGGACCAGACCGGCGAGTCGGACGCAAACTTCCTCACGCGCCTGGCGCGCGATTTCGATGCCATCGCCACCGTGAAGAACGGGACACTGCTGTTCATCCCAGCCGGCGAGCCAACCAGCGGATCCGGCCTCGCCTTGCCCAAGGTGACCATCACCCGCGACGTAGGTGACACACACACCTTCCTGGTGGCCGACCGCGAGAACTACAACGGCGTGAAGGCCTACTACCAGGACACCCGCGCCGGCACGCGCGGCGAAGTGGTGGTCGACGCCTCCAACGCCGCCGTCACGAAAGAGAAGCAGGACGGCAAGGTGAAGAAGAGGAAGAAGGCCGCGACGGTGGCTGCGCAGCCCAACCCGGATAACGTGAAGGTGCTGCGCCACACCTATGCATCGAAGGCCAACGCCGAGCGCGGCGCGCGCGCCGCGTGGCGCAGGATTCAGCGCGGTGTCGCTACCTTCTCGATCACGCTGGCGCGCGGCCGGCCGGACCTGTTCCCCTCACTGCATGCGAGCGTGAGCGGGTGGAAGAAGGACATCGACAATACGCAGTGGAGCGTCGGCAAGGTAACGCACAGCCTCAACGATCGCGGCTACACCAGCTCGCTGGAGCTGGAGATCCAGCCGGAAAAGTTGGAAGAATCGGGTACGGCCGCCGGGTGATGGTGCCGGCGTTGTCGTGTTGTAGCGGGGGGATGGACAACAGGCTGGCGGTGCTTTGCGCGCGTGCGTGCGGCATCCTGGCGCTGTCCCTGGAGCGCCGGGCTGTCGCCGTGACGGCCAGCGTGTGAAATGGGGAGCCTCGCAAGGGGCAGGCTGGCGGGAACCGCCAGCCGAGGGAAGAAAGACGCGGCGACGTGGCGGGTGTTGGAGCACCCACCACGACCCGCTCTAGCAGATCGGGCCTGCCAGACCGGCTAGGGCCGCGCCACCTCGCGAGGCGCCGGCATCCTAGCACAGCAGGAACAGCCATTCATGCAGGACATCCGTTGCGGTGCGTGCCACCGCAAACTCGGCGCAGGTGAATACGTGCGCCTTGCCATCAAATGCCCGCGTTGCGGGACCATGAACGTTTTGAGGGCCGAGCGCCCCGCACCAGAGAGCCGCCGAGCTTCGTACAGTGGAGACCCCACCCATGACCACGAACGCTCGCGCTGCCGCGCAGCTCAACCACCTGCACCGTAGCAACGCCCTGGACGTGTTGCGCGACCTGCCCGATGCATCGGTCGACCTGTTCTTCACGGACCCGCCGTATTCGTCGGGCGGCTTGCATGCCGGCGTACGCACGCAGGCGCCTGGGACGAAATACATCAATTCTGGTGTGCGAACTCAGTACGCCACTTTCGGCCATGACAACAAGGACCAACGGTCCTGGACGTTCTGGTGCATGACCTGGCTGGCCGAGGCCTACCGTGCGACCAAGGAGGGTGGTTACCTGGTGTGCTTCACCGACTGGCGCCAACTGCCGAGTCTGACCGATGCCATTCAGGGGGCGGGCTACATCTGGCGCGGCGTGGCGGTGTGGGACAAGACGGTCGGCCGCGCGCGGCCTCGTTCGGGCGGCTTCTCGGCGCAGGCCGAGTTCATGGTGTGGGCGACGAAGGGCGCGGTGCCGGCCGGCAATCCGGTCTACCTGCCTGGCGTCTTCAACGAACGCCTGCCGCTTCCCAAGCAGCACATGACCGAAAAGCCGCTGGCGCTCGCGCGTGAAGTCGTGCGCCTAGTGTCACCGGGTGCCGTCGTGTGCGACCCGTTCGCCGGGTCGGGGACATTCCTGGTGGCCGCCCAGGAGGCCGGCCACCAGTGGATCGGGTGCGAGCTGGAGCCCGCCTATCACGAGCTGGCGTTGCGGCGCTTGGCGGCGTCGCGTGCCACCTCCCAGGACGCGGCGCCATTGCCAGCCGCGGAGCAGACGTAAAGCGTGTTGTCGCTCATTCGCGTCACGCTGCCACGCGAATAGACCTTGCCGTCATGCTGGCATGTGGTTGCGCTACCCGCGATCGCAATTGCGTTACCGCTGGCCGGCGTGCCGGCCGATACTCCGGCAGGTGTGAACACTGCATACCCGGCCGCTCCGCCGGCCGCCAACGCGAGGCCTACGGCCGCCATCACCCACCGGCGCATGCGCGCGAGCTGGCTTTCGATTGTCGTGCAGCCGATACAGGGAACGTTGGGGATCACCTGGCTCTCCCTCTCCGAAGATGCAGGGGCGGAGCTGGCCGCGATGACTGGCTCCTCGCTCTCCTCGGCAATCCACCGCTCCAGCATTTCCATGACGGCTTTGAACTGGCTGCGTGGCAAGTCCCGTATCTCGTCGAGCCCGAAATCGGTCAGGATGATCCGGTACACCTCCAGTTTTTCCATACCGGTCGCGTTCATCACCTCGTGCACTTTCGAGGCGATCCGCCTGCGTTGTAGATCGTTGATTTTCCTGCTGGGCTCGGGTGTCTGATCGCCTTTGCCGTTGTTGATTGTGATGACGTTGCTCAGATGGTTGGTCGCCGATGCGCCATCGTGTGTGGCGTCGCCCGCGACAACCTGACCAGCATCCCCCTTCACTACGATATTTTCGTTTTGCATTGCTTGTACTGACTGCGAGTGCGCCGTGGTCGGGCGCAAAAATACTCCCTCCTGAAAAACGCTCCCCAAAAAAAGGCCCGCCGTGTGTTTGTTGTGTAGGCGGGCCTGCTTACTGCCAGTGCTGGTTGGCGGTGTCGCGCATGCGCGCACCGCTCTAATCAACTCTTCTTATCCAGCTTGCTCATGTCGATGTTGACGGTGCCTGTCTGGTTGCCTTCTACGTATTGCCCCACGTTGCCGCCGACACGAATGGATGCTCTCTCTCGCGGCGGTGGTTGCATACCACCTATTAGGGCAAGGACCCCCGCGCGACCGCGCTCGTCGAGCTTGCGGTAGCCGTTCAGGATTTGCTCCTCTTCGCTGGACAGCAACGTCGGCATATGCAGGCCCAGGACGATATATAGAACGTCAGCCCCGATGGCATGCCAGCTGTTGAGGGACTCAATACCCGGCTCGCGTTCGCCGGACTCGTAGTAGGCGTAGGTCCTCGCTGACACCCCACCAGACTGCGCCATTTCGATTTGAGACAAGCCGAGCCGACCGCGCTCCTCCGCGAGCCGGTCTCCGTAGTGCATTTTCATGCTTATAGCCCTTGCAAACCTGCACAATTGTGCAGATAATGCTTGTGAATCCACTTGACTCACAAGCATATCACCATGACCACCGCCGACGCCTTGCGGGAACGCTGTCCAAATGGTGCTCGCTCTCGCGTGCTGGTGAATCTGCGGCCCGCAGAACTGGCAGAGCTGAAGGCGCGCGCGGCGGCGGAAGGTCGAACGCTATCCAACATGGCTCGCCAGTTCATTGTCCGAGCCATGGCGGCAGATGGCGGCGACCGATTCCCCCATGCCTCGTGACTTCCCTACATCGACGCCCATGTATCCCGATCCGAAGAAGGTGCGCGACCACCGCATCACCATCCGACTTGATGACTACGAGTTCGCCTTTTTTATCTCGCTGGCCAACCTTGTTGGTGAGCAACCTGCGGCGCTCGCTCGTCGTGTTTTGCTCAAGGAAGCAACGCAGCTGTGCGCCAGTGACTCCACTGTAGAGCCGTGCAGCGCTTAACTGAAGACGCCAAGTAGCCGCTGAAACGATGTCGGAGATTGAGCTGTGTATCACCGAAGAAGAGCTGCAGGTGTTGGAGCAGGTGCGCCAACAGCAAGGCCTTGCCACCATCAGCCAAGCCGCGGAATGGCTCGTGAAGACATCCCTTAGAAACACCGCCGAACGTATGACCGGTAAGCGCCGCTCCCTGCGGCTTGTAGTTCCCCTGGAGATCAAGCAATGAAAATGACGTGCCCGCATTGCGCCGCTCGCATGCACATCCGCACCAGCCGCGAGTTGTCGCTGCTGTCGCGCGAGCTGTATTTCCAGTGCCCCGACGTGGAATGCGCCTACACCTGTCGGGCCATTCTCTCCGCTGTCAACACCATCGCGCCGAGCATGAAGCCGAACCCGAAGGCTTACCTCCCCGCCGGCCGCGCCCGCTTGCTGCCCGGAAACCCGCGCCAGCTCGACCTGCTGCCCGGCTGACCGCGTAGCCCCCTAATCCTCTTCCCCTCACGTTTTTTTCGCGCCTTGCAAGGCGTGAGGGGCTTTTTTTGCCCAAAAACTGCCGCCTATGCGGCTTTGCCCCGGAGTTTCGCCATGCAACACCTTCCAGATTCCACTGTCCTGGTGTTCGAGGACATCGAGTTCGATGTGGTCGACCTGCACAACGTACCGTGGCTGAGGGGCTCGCAAATTGCGAGCGCCTTGGGCTACAAGAACCACCGGGCCAGCATCGCCGAACTGTACGAGCGCAACGCAGACGAGTTCACTCCAGAGATGACCCAGGTGGTCGAGCTGAACACCGCCGGCGGCCGTCAGCCGGTGCGCATCTTCAGCCCGCGCGGCTGCTACCTGCTGGGCATGCTGGCGCGTACGGAGCGCGCCAAGGCGTTTCGCCGCTGGGTGCTGGACGTGCTGGAGGGGCGGCAACTGCCGCGCAAGGTGGCCGCGCTGACTGTGCCGCAGCACCTGGCGGCGCTGCGCTACCGCGGCGCGTTGGTGAAGGAACTGGGCGTTACTCGCGCGCTTCCCGTGGCGTTGGAGCTTTACGCAAACCTGGTGCACGTATCCCGCCTGCTGGGCATCCAGGTACTGCCGATCGGCGCGCTCGCCCCGATCGCTCATCAACGGATCCTGCCCAACGTGGCTTGAGGGGCGGACATGTCTATCGTCACTTCCTTGTGTTCGGCTGCTCGGATCACCGTTGGCGCCGTGGAGTTCAGAAAGTTCCGCTCGGTTAGCGGCGGCGATCGGGTGTACGCCATCCAGTCGATCATCGTCCACATGGCCAATGGTCCCGAGGTGGAGCTGCGTATCCACCTCGACGAAGGTTGCGCGGCGCTGGCCGCTGGCGAAGCCGTAGTGCTTCCGTCGCCCGATGAGGTGGCCGAATGAAGCCCTTCATCGTCTGCATTGCCACTGGTGGTCGGAGCCTGTCGGTCCCCATAATCGCCGCGTCGAGCTTCGACGCAATCGTTCGCGTGCTGGTTGCCCTGGAGGCGCAAGGCATGCACGCCTGCAGCGGGACCGCCCGCCCGATCGGGAGGACGGTATGACTACCGCGCAGGCCTTCGTCCTTGCTGTCACGCTGGCAGCCATGGTTGCTAGCGTCGGGGTGTTCTGCGTCTGGTTGACCCGAACCGCCGCGTCCATCGAGCAATGCGAAACGAAGCACGGCTGCCGCCACATGCTGTGCGCGGCGACGGTTCCTTTCGTGGTTGCCCTTGCTGCACTGTGCCTCTTCCGTGGGGTGCTGTGATGCTCGCCCTTGTTGACCTCTGGATGCTGTTGTCGGCCATGGTGTCGGTGGCCTTGATGAACTACGACCAGCGCACTCAGCGCTGGGGCGCGCTGGTCGGTTTGCTAGGCCAGCCCGCCTGGCTGTACCTGACGCACGTGAGCGGCGAGGGCGGGATGTTCACGGCCAGCGTCTTCTTCACGCTGTGCTATGGCCACGGCGTGTGGAAGGGCTTCGGGAGCCGCTGCCATGGCTAAACACGCCGTCACCGAATCGGACGTGCGGTGGGCTCACCGCTTCCTGCGTCTGACCACTCCCTACGAGGCCATGCCGCCCCAACTGCGGGCGGCAGTCACCGCCGCCGCAAGCGCGCTGGCGCCCAAGTTCCGCCGGCGCCCGCGCTCGAGCAATCCACCCACCGTCGATCTGAAGCGCCGCGCCGCGGGCGATCTGGACGACTGACGCTCTCCAAGCCACGACCATGAAAAAGACCATCACCTTTGAGATTGACACCGCCTGCTTGCCCAACCGGACGGATGAATACATCGCCGCGCTTTGGTACATCGCACAGTCTCAGCCGGCGGAGCACGGCGACCACGACGCCGGCGAGTTCGCCGAGCAGGTCGGCCGCGAAATCATCCAGCGCTGGATGCGAGGTGTGCCGGTGCCGGTGTGGAACATCCAGGGCAGCGACTACTACCACCAGCAACTCACGCGCTTTGCTCGCTGGAACGGCAAAGACTGGGTGGCCGCGTCTGACGCGCAACCGTCCGTGCCGGAGATCCTGTGACATGCCCAAGTTCGAGGTTTACCCGATCACCAACGCCGGCACGCGCGCCGGATCCAGCGTGTTCGTCAATGCAGCAGATACGAGGCGTGCGGCCGCGGCCGGCAAGTACTGGTTGAGTGTCGTGGGTCGGCGCACGCGATATGTGCGCGCTGTGCCGTGGTACCCCGAGCGCGATATGTCCATGCGGGGGTACGTCCAGCGCAACCCGGGGAAGCGGGTATGACGCAGCTTCCTCTTCCGCTGATGGCGCCCGAAGCATTGGACCGATTCCGCATCATCCACCACGGGCAACGGGTCTCCTACGGCGATGTCAGCCGGCACATGCGCATGCTCAAGCGCTCAGGCCGCTGGGCCGAGCTAGACGAGCTGGTCGAGGTTGCCGCCGAGGTTTTCAGTGCGCCGGAGTGGCGACGAATGCTTGCGGCATGGAAAGCCGGCAACAACTCGGGCGTCAAGCGCAGCCCGTGGCGCGAAGACGAGGTGGGCGCATGAGCATTCTCGTCCTTCCGCTGCGAGGGGATTTCTTCGATCAGATCCAGGCTGGCACCAAGTGCGAGGAATACCGCCTTTGCACGCCGCACTGGCGCCGCCGCTTGGAGGGGCGGACCTTCGATCGCATCGAGCTGATGCGCGGCTACCCGCGCCGAGACGACAGCGCCCGGCGCCTATCGCGCCCGTGGCGCGGCTACATCATCAAAACCATCACCCACCCGCACTTCGGCCCTGAGCCCTTGCAGGTTTTCGCCATTCGGGTGAACGTAACACCGGAGACCATGTAATGGCCTCAATCGAAGAACTGAAGAAACGCATCGACCTCCACGACCTGGCCGAACGGCTGGGTATCAAACGCGGCCCGGGCGCCATCAAGCGCGGCGCCGGCGGCGACCAGGCGCTGTATCACTCGCCGCTGCACGCTGACAAGAACCCTTCGCTGTCCATCTTCGTCAACCACCCGACGCACGGTACCGGCTGGAAGGAGCACAGCACAGGCGACGGCGGATCCTGCATCGACCTGGTCATCCTCGCGCGCGGCGGTGACGCATCCGACGCTGTGAAGTGGCTGCATGAGGCCTACGCAATTCCCTTCGACAAGCCGGCCGGCCAGCCGGAACGCCGCGAAAAGTCCAAGGCCGAATACATCGCCGACCGCTGCCATGCCGAGCGCGAGCAGGTGCGCCCGTACCTGGCGGGCCGGGGCATTTCCGATGCTGCCATCGACGCGGCATTCCGGGCTCGCACGCTGGGCTACAACGCCTGGACCAGCCCGAAGCTGGCGGCCGGCTCTGTAGGCCACGGCGGGCCGGCCGCTGCCTTTATCGTGCAATCGCTGAACCCCGGCCACGTGGTGGGCGTGGACATGCGCTACTTCGATCCGGCGCTCAATGGCAACGTCAAGACGCAGAGCCAGGGTGAAAAGGCTGGCTACGGCTGGACGGCCGACCCTGCACGTCTTGCTCGAGCAAAGCGCGTGTACCTGGTCGAGAGCCCCATCAACGCGCTGTCGATCGACACCTGCCGCATTCCTGGTGCGGCCGCCTTCGCGCTGCGTGGCTTGTCCAACGTGGACGACATCGACTTCTCGTTCCTCCAGGGCAAGCAGTGCATCATCTGCATGGACAACGACGAGCCGTTTGAGCACGACCACCCGCGCGCTGGCCAGCGCCCCGGCCCCGAGGCCGCGTGGACGCTCTATGAGCGCCTGACCGCGTTGAACATCAGCGCCGTGCTGGTCGACCAATCCGAATGGGTGAACGGGCTGAACGACGACAAAACTGCGGCCGAGTCGATCAACGATGTGAACGACTACCTCCAGGCGCGCGGCGCCGAGCAGCTCGCCCGCGCGCTGGACAAGTTCGACCCGTGGGTGATTGCCGGCATGGTGGGCGACACCACGCGCCGTGGCCGCCCACGCGTGCATCTGCCGGCGCACGACTATGCGCAGTACTGGCGCTTCCGCGTAAAGCAGGACTTCACCAGTTACATCACCAAGATGGACCGGCGCAGCGAGGGTGATGACGATGTCGAAACGCCGGTGTACACCGACCTGTGCGGCTTCCGCATCGCCTCCATCAGTCGCGTGTCGGTAGCCGGCGCCACGGCCACGATGACGGGCGACCCGGACCAGTCTCCCACGGTGTATTTCGCCGTGTCCGTGCAGGCGCCGCGCCACGGCGCGAAGCTGATTCGCCGCGTGATGCTGGACGACCAGCTGCACAACACCGACCTGTGGGGCAAGTTCGGGCCGATTTGGGCGCCGGCGCCGTTCAAGCGCATGGTGAACATTCTGGAGCGCACGGCCGACCTCGGCGCGCGTGATGCGGCCAACTTCGTCGGCGTGGCCTGGCGCGACGGCCGCCTGATCGTCAATGAGGGGCCGGACTGCTATTTCACGGAGCCCGAAAGGCAGTGCCCGTACCACAACCTCACATTCCCTTCTGGCCCGACCCGGGACGCCGCCAAGGTGTTGGCCGCCTTCCAGGAGACGTTCAAGCAGAACGCTGCCACCATCCCCTTGGTGTGGGCACTCGGCGGCCACCTGAAGGCACTGTTGGGCTTCTGGCCGCATATGACCGTCCAGGCTGACAAGGGGGCCGGCAAGTCGACGCTCATCAAGCGCCTGGAGCGCGCGCTGGCGTTCACGATGCTTTCCGGCCAGAGCCTGCAGACCGAGTTCCGGCTGCTGACCAGCGTTTCGCATACCAGTCACCCCGTGGGTTGGGAAGAACTGTCCGCGCGCCGGCAGGAAATCATCGACAAGGCCGTGGGGCTGTTGCAGGAGAACTACCAGTACACCGTCACCAAGCGTGGCGCCGACATGACGGAATACCTGATCTGTGCTCCCGTGATGCTGGCCGGCGAGGACGTACCCGTGCGGAGCCTGCTGGGCAAGCTGGTACGCACCAACCTGACGGGCAAGAAGGGGCCGATGATGCCCGATGACCTGCCGCGCTTCCCCGTCAAGCAGTGGCTGCAGTTCCTGGCCAGCCTGGACAAAGCCACGGTGCTTGCCGAATACCGGAAGATCCACGCCTACTGCGTGCGGATGGCGCGTGCCACCGGCGAGGACGCGGGGGCTGAGCGGATGATTTCCAACTACGCGGCCGTGATGCTGGCGTGGCGCTACCTGGCCGAATTCGCCAGCGTAGACCACAGCACCGGCAACTTCATCAACGACCTGCTGGCGGAGATGAACGCCCACATCGCCGAAACCAGCGCCGACCGCGAGCCGTGGGTCTGGATCATGGAGACCGCGCTGTCGGAGATCGACGCCGGCAAGTACACGTATCCGACCGCCTTCGATGTGGTGGACGGCGAGCACTGCATCCTATTGCGCACCAGCCACATCATGGACCACATCGCGCACAGCAGCGCGCTACGCGAGAAGTGGAACGGGTTGCCGGTGAAGTCCGATCGGGTGTTCAAGAAGCAGCTCTACAACGCCGGCGTGGTGGCCGGCGACAAGGAAATCGAGCGGACCATCTTCAGCCGGCGTGTCGGGCACCTGACGCCGATTTCGCTGCAACGCTTAGCCGGCTACGGCCTGTCCGTCGCTATTCGGGAGGATGCCCATGCGCACGCCTGATGCACGCGAACGGCTGTGGGCGTCCGCTCGCCTGCCTGGCCGTTTCACTCTGTTGCAGTCTCGCCGCCGCCGTGTGCTGCTGATCGCCATTGAGCAGCGAGACCAGGTGCTGGCCGCTGCCGCGCTCGCCGAGCTGGGCGCCCTGATGAGGGCATGGTGATGCGTGCCTTCCCTCTTTCCCCACTCCGTGCGGCCGCAGGCCGCTTCGCCACCTGCGCCTTGGTGCACTTCAACCTGCCGGGCGGCGAGCGCGCTACGGCCCTGTACGACGCCCACGTGGTGCTGCGCGACCAGGTTCCGCAGGCGACGGGGCGCGGCGCCGTCGCCGACGTGCTCGCCGTTTCCCCCGCACCCCTTTCACGAGAGAGCCGCCCGGGAGCCTTCGGCGGAGCGCTCGAAGGGCGGGGGCCGCATAGATTTTCCCAATGGGGAACCACAGGCAGCGCCGGAAACCCGTGGAAATCCGGGGGTGGCTGCGCTAAGTCCTTGATTCTAGAAGCGATGCCGTCCACAGGTTGCCCCCGTTTTTCCACCGGTTGCCCCAGATTCTCCACGGGTCGCATTTCGGCCGCCCGTCGCCCGCCCCTCTCTTTCTCTCTCTCTAAATCATTGAAAAGAAAGAGAAAGAAGCAGGGAAAAGAGCAGGCAGGGCGCACACAAGGGCATCCACGGGTCGGGGGCGTTTTTCCACGGGTTTTTGCCTCTGCCTATTTTTTCATCCACGGATTCCACAGGTCAGAAAGAGCTAACCCGTGGAAATCCGTGGAAACAAATCAATTGAAAATCAATGACTTAGGTCGTGTTGGAGGGCGATCCACGGATCCACAGGTTGCGCTGCCTGTGCTCCCCCTGCGCCGGGTCTCCGGGGGGCGCCTATGACGGTTCTCGGTACGACGATCGACCTATGCGCCGCCGCCGCGATGCTGGGCGCCCACCCCGAGACCGTGCGTCTGAAGGCCAAGGCCGGCGAGATTCCCGGCCGCAAGGTTGGCAAGCGCTGGATGTTTTCGACGATTGCCCTGGAGCGCTACCTCGCCGGAGAATGGGGCCCGCGAGTTGTGCAGGGCGATCAAGCAAAGGAAATCGAGCTATGTCGCTCTACAAACGGAAAGACAGCAACAACTGGTATTACAAGCTTTACGCCCCTGGAAACCGCACGCCGGTACAAGGCAGCACTGGCACCAGCGACCGGGAACGGGCGCAGGAATACCACGACCGCCTGAAGGTGGATCTGTGGAACCAGGCCAAGCTCGGCCACCAGCCGCGCTACACCTGGAACGATGCCGTGGTGCGCTACGTGGAAGACCGGGCAGAGCTGCGCAGTCTGGAAACCACCAGGACGCACCTGCGCTGGTTGGACAAGCACCTGGACGGCGTGGTGCTGGCAGACATTGACCGCGACCGGGTTGATGCGCTTGCGCGGCTCAAGCGTGCAGAGCACCGCATTGTCCGCACGCGGGAGGGGATCAAACAGCTTCCGGGTACGGTCAGCCCCAGCACGGTCCGCCGGGTCATTGGCGTGCTGACGGCAGTGCTCAACGCCGCCGTGGAGTGGGGGTGGTTGACCAGTGCGCCGAAGCGCAAACGGGTGAAGACGGCCGGTAAGCGGATTCGCTGGCTGTCGCCGGCCGAGGCAGAGCGGCTGTTGGCTGAGCTGCCCGACCACTTGGCCGAAATGGCGCGGTTCAGTCTGGAAACGGGGCTGCGCCGTGCCAACGTCACCGGGTTGCAGTGGTCACAGGTTGACCTGGTGCGCCGTGTTGCCTGGATTCACGCTGACCAGGCGAAGGCGCACAAGGCGATCACCGTGCCACTGTCGGACACGGCGGTCGAGGTGCTGCGCCGTCAGTTGGCGAAGCCGCGCAAGCCGCAGTATGTGTCCTGGGTGTTTGTCTACCGGGGGTGTTCGATCTACAAGACCACAACCGCTGCCTGGAAGAAGGCGCAGAAGCGGGCCGGCATCCGTGACTTTCGCTGGCACGATCTGCGCCACACCTGGGCGAGCTGGCACGTGCAGCGCGGCACGCCGCTACAGGTGCTCAAGGAACTGGGCGGGTGGGAAACCATGGAGATGGTGCAACGGTATGCTCACCTGTCGGCTGGGCATCTGGCGCAGTGGGTGGCTTCGCTGACGGCCCCCCAGTGTGGTTACAAAATAGCTGAGGTGGCGTAG